TACCGACCATACCCAGACCGGTATGGTCGTCCTGACCAAACTCAAACTCAGGCAGCTTAAACTCGGAAGCATTACCCAAAAGGCTGTTACCGTCGATATAGATGTTGGCATTGTAGATTGCATTGATTGCAGACATATTTCTTCCTTTTCAGACGACCTTAGTTAGCCGATACCAGATTGACAAGATACTTGCGGGTCATCACGCTGGCATTGGTCAGACGCTCGGCTGGCAGTTTAGGCGTGTAGTCGTAAACAATCGGAACTTGGCCCTTACTGAACGCATCCGGAAGGTCGTAGTCATAGTCCAAACCAACCGAGAAACCCACGATGGAGGGCAGCGTACCCAAATAAGTACGAACCGTCTCAATCAAACTGTCGATTAACGCATCATCAATCGGTTTGTCGACATATTGCAGCTCAGCACGACGGATAGACTCGTCAATAATGTCGCCGGTGCGTTGTGCCACTTCGAAATTTTTAATATGCGATGTAGTCGGGAAGCAGGCAAGGCGGTTGCCCCACATACGATAGCCCGTACCATAGCTGTTGAATACAGTCGTAATACCTTTTTCATTCAGACGGTTGGTTTCGGACTGTGGATCGTCCGCACGGGCGGTCAGACCGATTTCCACACCCGTTACGCCCAAGAGCTCGCGGTTGGAGATGCTGAACCAGTAGCCCTGTTCCACATCGGTTTTCATTCGCAGACCTGCGGCGTGGGTGGCAAGGTTTTCAAGACCGAGCAAACCGACGACATATGGATAAAAGAGCTGGCAGCGGTCGGACGATGTCTGAAAATTAATCGTACCCAACGGACCACGACCTTCGAGAGCTTTGCTCAGGCTCGTACCTTGCGGAGCAGCCACATAAGCAATGGCCTTCAGCTTGCCCGCAATGACTTCCATCGCCGCGCGCACATTGGCATGGCGATCAAAATCAGGCGCAATAATGATTTTGGCGTCCGCGCCTTGGCGGTTGAATCCTTCCGTCAGCAGCTCTAATCCGGTCCGTTTGCCTGTAGCGGCAACGTAAGCACCAATGATGTCGGCAGCCTGAACCTTGGTCGGGTCGGTATAGGTATAACTGATTTTGGGCGAGTTAGGTTTGGTTTTGTAGGTAATCTCACCTGTCAGGGTGTTGATGGTGTAGTGCGTGTTTTCGGTCAGCGTATTGCCGCCGTCCGTCAGTGTGTAGCCGCTTTGCAGAGCAGGCTTGGCAGTTTTGGCCGTCAAGGTGTCAGGATCAACCGTCAATACTTCGTTGCTGACGCTTGTCTTATGTTTGGCTGGGTCGCAAACATTGACGACATAGGCGACACCGCTGCCGTAGCGCGTCCAAATGTGTGCGGCATCCGGCAGGGTAAAGCCTTGAGCGGTCAGCTCACCGCCGAATTGGCCAAAGTCTTTCTTCGTTTGACATACCGTCAGCTCATTGACCGCTCCGACCGGCGCAGTGCCGATTATGGCGGTAATTGCGCCGTCAACGGTATAGACGGGATTGGAGCCGCCGTCGATGCGGATGGTCTCCGTGCCGTGATGGTAGGCTGCTGCCATTATGGATACTCCTATTTTTTAGGTTTTAAATTGGGGTTGAGGTCTTGGTCGGGGCGGCGGTAGTGGGCAGCGATGAAAAGCGGGCGTTTTTCTTTGCGGCAGACTTCGACCTGCTGGGTTTCGGTCTGCAAAACCAGCTGATACTGCCATGCACCCGCATCCTCGGCCAAAAACTCCTCGCTGATAAGGTGGCAGGGCTGGCAGTTCGGCGGTGCGAAACCAACCATAGCAAGACGTGTCTCATCCAAGATGGCCAAAGTGCCGTCATCCGCATTAAGGCTGCTGCCAAAGATGGTCAGCATCAGCCTGACATCGCGCTGCTGCGCAATACGACCGAGCTGCTCGATTTCGCCAAATTTGCTGCCGCCGTAGCCGACCAAGATTGCCCCGACGGGATGGATAAATTGGTATTCGGACGGACGCTCGGGGAAAGCCTCAACGTTGACCCACGGGATAGCGGCCTGCAAATGCTCTACTACCGCATCAATAATCGGACGTGTCGCGCTCATCAGTAGCCTCCCAAATCCATTTTGTCGCGCACTCGGACGTGATATGCGCCCGGCTCAGGTTGCGACAGCTTGTCCAATGTGGCGATACCGATATGGATTTTGCCGTCGCGGATAGACTCAAGTGTTTTAATCGTCGTGTTGTAGGCGGTTTCCAGCGGTTTCGGAAAGTCGGCGCGGTTGATTCGGCGGCTGTGCAAAAAATGGCGGGCAATGTTGATGCATAAAGGCTGCAACACCGTCGGCGTTTCCGCCAAAGGCAGCACATATCTGCCACGCAGGTATCCGTCCACCAAATCGCAGGCATAACGCACTGCCGCATCAATGACCTGAGCGTCGGGTTCCGTCCCGCGCGCATTGTCGTTGGTCAGTTGCACCAACTCCATTTTGCCCATCGCAGCCGTCAAATCATCCGCGCCGATATACATGGCTTACTCCGCCTCTTCGGCTGCTGCCGGTTTTTTACCGCGTTTCGGCTTTTCAACTTCGCCCGCAGTACCTGCATCATCTGACGGCGTATCTTCGGACGGTGGGGTGTCATTTTGTTGCGCATCCAGTTCTTCGCCGGTTGTCAGTGTCGGGGTAACGTGTGCCGCGACTGATTCGTACTGTTCCGGCGTTAATTCGACCGCTTCGCCAGCTTCGACGCGAAATTGGTTGCCTTGGGTGTTTTCCAAAATCAACGGAGTGTTTGCGATATAAACTTTAGCCATGATCAGCCTTTCAAAAATACTTGGATGACTTCGCCCGCCGCCGTTGCCGCAGAGCGCGCCGTACCGGCAATCTTGGCATTACCTGCCGCTTTGACTGCCGCGCCTTGTGCATCGGCTGCCACTTCATCGCCGACGGCAATCGTGCCGCCTGCCTCGACCAAGGCAATGCCCAATACATCGACAGCCAACATTTCGCCCGCATCCGCATCCAAAGTAGCAGTACCCAGCACTTTCACACCGGCGGCTGCCTGTTTGCCTGCGAAATCCACAAAGCGGTTTTTGACCACCTTGCCTGATGTTTTGACCGTGGTTACCAAGACCACTTGTTTCGTTTGTGCCATTTTTCTTTCCACAGGTCGTCTGAAGCCTTTCAGACGACCTTTTACTTATCAAGCAACCGCGTTTTCGAACAGGAAACCGCATGCACCGCCGACCACCGCCGCTTTGCGGATGTCGGTATAGCGCGCGTATTCCACCTTGCCGCCGACTTCTTCGTAGCGGTCGACTACCGGCATACCGCGACGGCGGAAGGTATAACCGAAGCTCGGCTCACCCTCGTCATTGCCGCCGGAAGCCGTATGCGGACGCACAATCAGGCTGGCGAATTTGCCCCAAATATCTTGGGTGGCCTTATTGGCGGCAGGCGTAGATACCGCCTCGCCGACGATGATGTCGTCCAGCTCCAGCAGATTTTTCAGCTGCTCGACCGTGAGCAGGGACTTGCGTTCGTTTGCACCCAGCGCACCGATGAGCTTCTCGTGGCGTTTCAATGCCGCCAACACGCTTGCACCGACCACCAGCACCGACGGGCGTACACCGCAGCCGGCACGCACCGTTTCGCGGGCGGTTTCGATGTCTGCCAACGGATCAGAGTTTTTATCGCTCCATTTTTGGGTGGCGGCCAAGTCTTTGCTGAAACCGGACTGATAAGCCGATTTGTTTTGCAGGAGGGCGGCAGTTTCGATTTCCTGACGCAGCTGTACGCCCTTGACCGCACGGCGTGTTGCCTTGGCGCGCTCGTCGTATATGGATTCTGCTTGTTCGCGGTAATCCACACCGGCGGCCAAATCATGCTCTTCCAACACGACCGGCATAAAGCTTGGCGAGTCCAGCGTAATCACATTCGATGCCGCACCGACCGCACGTTCGGTCTGATACTCGACAAACGAACCCTTGCCGAACACCGGCACACGCACGCCTTCTTTTTCAGTAAACACCACCGGGAAGATTTTCTCGGCAATAAAATCCGCCTGCTTGTAGCCCAGTGCGAGATTGGTCAAAACCGGATCAAGCTGGCCGCGCAGGCCGCGCAAATGAGATGCACTCATGTTTTATCCTTTTTTAGGTCAAATGCGACGACATCGTCGCATTTGACGGGTTGATGATTTAAGCAATAGTACGGCGGGCAGCCTCTTCGTAAGGGATACCTTCCTTCGCCGCCAATGCCAATGCACGTTGGTGATGGCTCAAGACTTCCGGGTCCGACGCTTCGGCAAAGTCTGCCGCCAATCCCGACGGCGTTTCACCTTTAGCCATCTCGCCGCCCTGAATCTGCTTGGGCAGCACGGCAGTAAAAAACGCACGCAGCGCAGCAGACAAAGGCTGCTTCTTACTGCCTTCGCCGAAGTCGGCAGTTACGTCGTCAGGGTATTCGGCAAAATCCAAAACCTTGACGACCAAATCCTTGTCGGCAGGTTTCAGACGACCTTCTTTAACCAAGCTTTCAGCAAATTCGGCATTCTGCTCATGCGCACCATCGCGCAGGGCGGTATGCTGCTCGTCTTGCAGCTTTTTCAATTCCGCTTGCGATTCGGCGGCCTTCTTCTCGGCAGCTTCGCGGGCGGCCTTTTCGGCTGCAAGCTCTTGTTCCAGCGACATAGGGGTCTCCTTGTTTTCATGGTTTTCTGGGGGTGGGGGTGATTCGGTAAATTCGGCAGGCGCATGGGTTTGAGGCACGGCAGCCAATTCTTTAATTGCCTCAATTTGCCAGTCAGGCAGCACTTTATCGGCTTCTTCCAGACCGAAACGGCCGATAAACCAGTCTCTGAAACGGCTTAATAACGAGGCTGTCTGAAGGTGTGCGTCTTCGGCAAACTCGACATAAACTTCGCCCTCGGCAAAACTGATGGCGGACAAACCCTTGACTGCGGGCGGTTGCGCGCCCAAAAAGCCGACATGGCGTAGCGTCCAAACACCCGGTTTAGGATTGTTCGGGCTGGTTGGCGGGTAAAAACTTGCCGACACTTTTTTATATCGTCCGGCTTTAACCAAATCCGCAAAGCCTTCATCAACTTGGGCAAAGTCCGCCGTCAGCACGCCGTTTTGCACACCAAGCGACTTGACCCAGCCGTAGGCGGGCGCATCTGCCTTGGGATGCCCGACCACAATAGGAGCCTCATGCACCTTCGGGTCATATGCTTGGGCAGCGGCAGCAAGGTCGGCCTCGGTAATCGTTACCGTATTGCCGTTTGCATCGGTACGCGTCCCTGCACGGAAAATTTCGTAAGACATAAAAAAGCCTCATCGGATGAATGAGGCTATTGTGGCAAAGGCCGTCTGAAACCGCTTTTAATGCGGCTTAAAGAATGATTGTTCAAAAAGGCGTTAAAATCGCGTTTTTAGCGCGTTTTACCATTGGGATAGGCAAACCCTTATCCAAGCCGACAAATGCGCTAAAAAAGCGGTCAGGACAAATCCTGACCGCTATCTTGAATAAATCGGGTAATCACACAAACAAATCTCCCTGATTTTTTGCCCGCTCCGCCATCCCGACCTCCTTGACGATGCGGTAGATGTGCTGAACGGTCAAATCATATTTGCGGGCAAGCTCCACATGATTCTTGCCGTTAAACTCCTTATAAATCTTCAGGTCGCGCTCGGATACCCTGCCCAAAAGGTTTTTGGGGAAATAAATCAACTGCCCGCCCCAGTTGCTGGTCAGATGATGAGACAGCTTTTTAGATACCTCGACCGCCTGCTGCCGCTCCATCGGCAATACCGACATCAAGCAGGCGACCGCCTGGTCTTCCAAGTCCGCCACCAGCTCAGGCACTCTGTTGTCCGCCATTTTCCACCCTCACTTTCCACTTCTTCAAATGCTCGATGACCCGTATCGCGTCATCAGTCCCTAACCATCCATGATAATCTATGCCCGTCATGCGTTTGACAAATCGAGCCAGGCTCAATTCAGACGGGCTTCGCACTGCGCCCAAATGGTGCAGCTCCAACCAAAGCGCGCGTATCTTTTTGACCTGCGCCTCCATCATGCGGTTTGGCATATGCACCGGCAAATCAGGCTTGCTTGATGTCGCCTGCGCTTTTGTGGTAACCACAAAACCCCGCATCTTCATCGCCCGTACGGCAAGCTCCAACTCCTCGACCGATAACTTGGTACTGCTCGTCTTGCCGCATGACAGGTTGGCGAGCAGCGCGCGGTATTCGCCATCGTCCATCATCAACTGGGTTTTGGCCACATGGATGAGCCGTATCAACCGCTGTTTTTTCTGAGCACGGGTTTCCATTTCCAGCCCCCTAAGAACCTCAAAAAAGTGAAACAACGTTTCACTTTTTTCAAGAAAATCAATAAATAATGATATTCTATTCGGGATTTTTGCGCAGTGCAACTAAAACGAAAGGACGCAAAAAAGGTCGCCTGAATCTCTTCAGACGACCTTTTAAACATCAGCGGCTTTAACGGTTCACCGCTTCTTTCAACGCCTTGCCTGCACGGAATTTAGGCGTTTTTCGTGCCGCGATGGTCAGCGGTTCGCCCGTTTTCGGGTTGCGGCCTTTGCGCTCGGCAGATTGGGCGGTGTGGAACGAGCCGAAGCCGACCAACGTAACGTCTTTGCCGTCCTTCAGCGTCTGCGTTACCACGCTGATAAACGCATCGACAAATTCTGCCGCATCGCGTTTGTTCAATTCCGCCTCATCGGCGATGGCTTGGATTAATTCGGATTTATTCACTTTTTGACTCCTATTTAGATTTAAATACGGCAGACCGTGCCGCGCGGTTTATTGGATATTGACTAACTCCAGCTCTTTGCCGGTTACCTGTCGAATTTCTCGGTTAAGGATGGCCAGACACAAAAGGCCTGCACTTTGGGCGATGCTGCCACCGTCTTCGTCATCCTTCGGCATCGGTTCGTCCGAAGTCAGCTTGACAAACAGGCCGCCCGACTGATCGCTGATGAGGATATTTACCGTCGCCATGTTCACACCTTCGCAAAATCCAAATTAATCAGTTCATACTCGTCCGTTTCGTCGTTGCGTTCGTAAAAGCGGATATATTCGCGGCTGGTTTGGACGTGCAGGCTGTCGGAAAGAGCTTGCATGGCGTGCTGCCATTTTTCGTCTTCGATTTTGAGGGTACGCAACTCCAATACGCGTTTGACATTGATTTTGCCTTCGGCATTGACGTTAAACGCCTTCTGTACAATCGCTTTCAGATTCACGTTCGCGTCTTTGGTGTAGTCGTCGAGACACTCGTCAATCAAAGCTTTAGCGGCTTGGATGCGCTCGTCGAACTGCAGCACGTCATGATTGGCAATTAGAATTCTGTATTTGCCGTCAAAGCTGTGCAGAGTAGTATTGCCTTTGACACTGCGCTTCACACCATACTGTTCCACACTCATATCGATAAAGGCGTTAGCTTCAGCCATTGCTTCACGTTTGAGTGTTGCCAGCTCTGTCTTCACAGGCAGCACTTTGGCAACCAACTCACGCACCAAATCGTCGCGTAAAAGGTCGATTTCCTTGATGGCGGATACTGGCACCAGCGCACCGCGCGCGTCCTTGCGGTATTGACTCATGTCCAAATCGTTCATAGCCTTTCCTTTCTCATTCATCCCATTACTCATAATGCTTCCTACGTCCTTCCAATTCCATTGATATTTGCTTTAATAAATCGTCATCAAATCCGTTGTTGGCGGCAAATTTTTCAAACTCTTCCCAGTATTCCGTCAGAAATTCGTTTATTAAGTCGGATTCCTGATTGTCAAAAAACGTACTCATTTGGCTATTTATTTCCCTTCTGCCTTGCGGCATTAATCCTTTTACACTCATCCACCGACCGGTGGCGTGGCCCGTGTATCCAATCCCTGTTCATGCAAGGAGAGCTTTCCAGCAGGCTGAGTGTCTGTTTGAGTTTGGCGGCCTGCGCCTTGCCGTATTCGGTCGGACGGTGCTTCTTTTCCAATTTCGGCACCATCCTGATTTCGGGCGGCGGCAGGTGTTTGATAAGGTCGGCAGGGTTTGGCCACTCTGACGAGGATGCCGCGATAGCCCTAAAGGCTGCCTGTATCCTGATTCCGTCCTGTTCCGGTTGCCACGACCGGCCGCTCAGTATGCCCAACCAAAGTTCGGCGACTGCCGTCAAATCCGCCGAGGCAGGGCGGCCTTTGAGGTTTAGGGCGGCGAGCATCATAAAACCCTGCGCGATTACTTTTTTGAGCCAGTTATTCTTCGCCTCCATTTGACCACTCCATCAAACCGCCCAACCCGCTCCTCAATTTGGTGCTTGCCACCTCTCCCGCGGGAGAGGGTTGGGGAGAGGGCAAAACCGCCGTTCCCGCCGTCTTTTCAGGCGACCAAAACGTAATGTTTTCCAATAAATAACCGTGGCTGGTCAGCGGCGGTGTCAGCTTTCCCGCATCCCGTGCTTCAAGGCATCGTGTTGCCGCCCAAATCCAAGCCTCGCGCGGGGCCGGGTACGTTTTTCGGTTACGGACAATCTTGCCGTCCCGTATCATCGGCGCAATCTCGCCGACAAGCTTTGAAACCCGGTTAAAACTTAAATCCTTTTCTGCGGGGCGAAAAAGCGTCAGATACCGCAATACCGCCTTAAAAAGGTCGTCTGAAATGCCGGTCAGGGCAATCAGGGCTTCGCGGGCATCGTCATGGGCGATTAATACATCCAAGCTCATCACCGCACCGCAGGTAGGGCAGCGTACTTTCATGTTCTCGCCTCCATCAGACTTTTAAGGCTGCAGTAAACCAAGTCGGAAAAATCAATAGCTGCATCACATGCCCGATCACCATCTTCTACATCCACCGGAGGGTAATAAAACAACCCGTTTTTCCAAGATGTATTTGCGGCGACAACCGCATAAACTTCTTCAAGCGTACAGCCCTCATTCAGCTCTTTACTCAGGTAATCTGTATCGCCTTCTTGGTTACCCAAAGCAGCATCCTGAGTAATCTTGATAATGCCGTCGCGGGCGATATTTAGATAAATTGTCATCGCGCCGCCTCCAAATCCTTACGGCTCAAGCACCGCAATGCCGTCTGAACCACATCCTCAACTTCATCCGATAGTTGAGACGACACATACATCATCACAAACTGACCCGATACCGTTGTCAGCTCGGCGGCAAGATGACCGCCTTTCTCCCGCCAAACTGATACTTTTATTTTGCTGTAATCCCTGTTCATTTTTCTGCTCCCGCGGGTTCCAAAACCACGCCTGTTATTTTGTCTGTCTCGCTCATTCCGCCATAAACTGCTTCCCAGTTTTTATCAGCTTCCAGAGCATCCCTTTGTTCTGCCGTTGCCGCGACCGGCTGGCAGGAGGCCAACATGACGGTTAATATCCATAAACCCCTCATTTGTACTGCCCCCTGTCATAGACGTTGATCTGCA